GCCCGCAGATGTCAACAGCAGTCTGGTGGTGACCCGTTACATCACTGGCACCAGCAATCTGGTTGCAAATACTGTGCTGACCAGTCTGACCACCACCAGCCTGACCTATAGCAATATACTGACCACCACAACCAGCGTTGGCAGCATGATACTGATCATTAACTGGAATAAAAACTCTCAGGGCAACAATGCTCAGGGTGAAAGTGCCAATGCTGTGGTCATAAGTTTTAGCAGTGCCAGTGTGATCATACCATATTTTGATGACGAAACTCAGCGCAATCTTAGACGCATAGCCGTAAGCAGTACCCTGAGTTATCGTCAGTTGATCTATTATCATAGCAGCAACAGCATCACCGCCAACATCAGTTCCAATGTTGCTCTGAGTTCCAACACCGTGGGTCGCATAGTGTTTAAACCCTATAATTGGGAACGCGGTGCTACCTATGATCGTTGCGCCATAAGATTTGAGCTAGGGCAGCCACAACAGTTAAACACCAGCCTGACTGAAACCTTTGCATCTGCTAACATCACGGCGTCGGGTATCATAGCCAGCTGGAGTTCCAGTTCCTATGCCACCAGTGCCAGCATACAGCGCTTTACGGGCACCAGCAATGCTGTGCTGTTGTTCCCTGGTAATAGTTTTGTATTCAATGGCGACACAGCTCAGACTCGCATCATAACTACCACGAGTTTTACCACAGCCAGTTTAATAAATATTAATACCAGCTACATAGTTGGCGATAACTTCAATGGTGGCACCCTGCCAACCATCAATCAAGATCTGGTGCTGCAGTACAGTGTAAATAGTGGAACAACCTGGGTCACCAGTGCGGTTCTCTGGGCCGGTAGCAGCAGCATTAACTGGAGCTATGGAACCACCAGTTTAGCTGGTCAGATCATAACCCAGGCTGGCACCAATTACATAACCGGTGTAAATACAACTTTTGCCACAGATCTGAGCATAGGTGATCGCATCACCATAGTCAACAGCAGTGTAACCACAGCCTATACCATAACCAGCATCATCAACAACAATCTGTTGCAGGTGGCACCAAATACAGTTACCTTTAATGCCGGCTTTACCAGCCTAGGCACCATAAGCACGGGTGCTGGATCTGGCACCATAAGCAGCAATGGTGGATTTGTCAATCTGCAGATTGGCACCACCATAGCAGTTACCAGCAGCAATGGTACAACCACCTATACAGTAACCCAGTTAGTTGACAGCAGCACCATCACTGTGGCACCAAACCCAGTATACACCACCAGTGTCACAGGTTATCTGGCCACAGGTATCGCTGGTTATAAAAAATTACCGGCTTCGCTTGGTTTTTACACCACCAGCATCAGTGCCTATGCAGGTGCAGCCACCAGTGTAATTTTAAGAATCGTACAGACCAGCCAGCTAGGACCCAACACTGTGAACTATGCCATAGACAACCTGCAGGTCAACAGTTATCGAACTCAGGCAACCACTGGCACAGTTAACATGAGCGTAGCAGTTTCTAGTAATTCGGCATTAAAAATTGCAGATAATGATTATTTTACCGTAACTACCATAGGTATCTGATAAATAAACAAAGAACATCAAGGATTTAAAACATGGCCCTCATAACCAGTAAATTTAGAACCAGCGCAGCCAGCGGATTTGCCAGTACATTTAATACTGACAACATATTCCTGGTACTAGGACGTCCTCAGCCCTGGGACAATGCACTCAGCACCAATTTTAGTACCCAGGCATCAGGAACTGTAACTGATTCAAACCCACCTAATCCCATAGATAACTATCTAAATGAAGCTGCATTTTGGCGCGATGCCATGGCTGGTGTTAAATTATCGGCCAGCAATCTCAGACTGGTGACAAACCGAAATAACTGGCAATACGGCACCATCTATGACATGTATCGTCAGGACATCAGCAATGCCAGCCCAACAGCCAACAGCAAATACACACTGGATGATGCTTTAACCATAGTCTATGTTACCAGCACTGGCAATGTCTACAAGTGTTTGTACAATGGTAAAAACAATACTGTAAGTGGTGTTACCAGCACTGTGGCTCCCAGCACTGTGGCATCTGCAGCTCAGACAACTGCAGACGGTTATATCTGGAAATACCTGTACACCATAACCAGCGCAGATGCGGATTTTGTAACAGCCAATTATATTCCGGTTGCAGCCACCAGCAGCGTCAACAATGTCAATGGCATTGACGTAGCCGTCATAACCTCAGGTGGCAGTGGTTATTCAACCACACCCAGCATCACCATCTATGGCGATGGATCTGGTGCTACTGGAACCTGTACCTTAAGTGGAACCAGTGTGAGCAAAATTACCATGACACAGGTTGGATCAGGTTATACCTGGGCCAAGATTGTGTTCAACGGTGGCGGTGCATCGGTAACGGCCAATGCTACTGCGGTCATTGCTCCCTTTGGTGGTCATGGTAGCAACAACTATTATGAAACCAATGCTCATAATGTCATGATATCCGGAACCATCAGTGGTTATTACAACCAGGAGTTTCCGGTAAATCAGGACTTCCGAACTGTTGGCATAGTTAAAAATCCTGATCAGTATGTAACTTCACAGGTTACCAGCGCAGGTACAACATACACCACCCTGACTGGTAGAATTTTACGCACCCTGACCATGAGTTCGGGCGCTACAACAGCACCAACCAATGATACAGTTTTAACTGGCAGTGGATCTGGCGCATCCGGATTGTTTGTGTTTCAGAGTTCTGGAACCATTCAGCTACAGTACATACAGCCCGTGGCTGCGGATGTACCAAGCAACATCAGCGACACCAGCATAGACACGGCTGGCACCAAGAAACTCAAACAATTTGTGGCCAATGAAACCATTACGGGCACGGGTTACAGTCAGGTGGTCAGTGGCAATGGCATTACCGCAGTTACACCAGAAATTCAAGCATATTCAGGTCAGTTACTGTATCTGGATTATCGTCAACCAGTTACACGCAGTGCAGGTCAGAACGAAAAGATAAATATAGTCATAAACTTCTAGGATTAGTAAAACATGAAATTCAACATTCCACCGTACTATGATGACTTTGACGAAACCAACGAATATTATCGTGTATTATTTCGTCCTGGAGTAGGTGTACAGACCCGAGAAATGAATCAGCTGCAGAGCATACTGCAGAATCAGATCAGCAAGGTCGGTAACCATTTATTCAAAGACGGTAGCCTGGTCATACCTGGTCAGGTGCAGTACAATGACAAACTCAAATACCTAAAAGTCAGCGCCTATAGCCTGGGTACTGACGATGCAGGCAATCCCCTGACCCTGGATTATCTGGAAGGCCTAAATCTTAATTCGGCTGCGGACGGTACTGGTGTACAGGCTCATATCATCAAGGCCATAGACAGCACAAACACGGATCCAGTTACCCTGGTGCTGTTATACACCAGCGGCACAGAAAATTCTGCTGGCACTGGTAATAAAATTTTTACTGCCAATCAGACCCTGTATGTAATTCCTGACGGTAATACAGTTCCTAATACCAATCAGACCATAACTGTGAACTCTGGTGCTGATTATACAGGTCGCAGCGTGGTTGCAGGCATACAGACCGGTGTATATTACTACAAAGGAACATTTGTAACAGTTCCAGCCACAACCATCAGCATTAAAAAATATGCTGATACACTTACAGACATCAATGCCCGCATTGGAGTTAGTTTTACCGAAAGCATTGTCACCACTGACGGCACCTATTTAGTTCCAACACTAACAGTTAGCTCAGCCACACAGCTAATCTACACAGGTGAAGGCGATACCAATCTTTATGACAATGCCAGTGGTAGTCCAAATGCCAATGCTCCGGGTGCACATCGTTATAAAATTACACCTAATTTTATCACCACAGATCTGGATCAGAATCCAACTGGGTTCTATGAATTAATTCGAGTCGAAGGTGGTGTACTGCAGGAAATACTTAACTCCAGTCAGTACAATGTGCTGGAAGAAACTCTGGCTCGCAGAACCTATGACGAAATGGGTAACTTTGTGCTGGATGATTTTAGATTTGAAGTGCGCGAAGCTCGCAACAACAATCAGGGCATCTGGGCACCAAACAGTAACTATCAGGTCAAGGATTTTGTCATCAGTTCAACCACTGGTACAAGCACCAAGTATTTTGAATGTATACAAACCGGCATCAGCGGTGCATCTGAACCAGCACTGATCAATCCAGGCGCTACCAGCAGCAGTGGTACTTTGGCCGTGGACGAAACCACAACCATCTCAGACAACAGTGTTATCTGGCGCTATGTTGCTAACCCCGTAGGTAACCGCGGTGTATACACCACAGGCGCCAATGCCAACAGCAGCAATCTGGTGGCTAAATTTGGCGTAGGTAAAGCCTATGTTCAGGGCTATGAAATTGCCAAAACAGCCAACAGCAATGTGATACTGAGCAAGGGTCGTGATGCTCGTACTGAAAATAATCGCAGCATAACACAGCCTCAGGGCAATTATCTCTGGATGAGCCGAGCCAATACCTGGGGTGTTCCAGACATCAGCACCACTCCACAGGTTTTACTGTATGATAGATTTGCCAACACCAGTGCCCTAACCAAGTTTGGTTATGGTAATCCCATAGGTACTGCTCGCATCACCTGGATTGAACCCGATGTGCGTGGCGGGTTGCGTGTAAACATAAGCAATTTGGTCATGAATCCAGGCAAGACCCTGGACAAAGATGTCAACCGTATTATAATTCCTGATGCCACTACCAGCAACGTTGCAGCCGCTGCCTATGCTCTAACTGGTACAGTTAAATATGCTGGTAACACAACCAGCTCCTATCTGGTGCTGGGTGGAACCATGGGAACCAGTTCTCAGGCCGCTGGTGCTAGCCTTATTGTAAGCGGAACAACTACAAACTATCTGGCCGAGGTTCAGGTTGGTGATTTAGTTACCCTGGGTTCAAGCTCCTATGCTACCACCAGCAGCTGGCAGGTGGTTGCAATTCCAAATAGCTCAACTCTGGTGCTAAGTGGCGGTGCACTTCAGGCCAATGCCAGCACCAGCGTCTATCTAAGATTTGCTGCTCAGACCGTATTTGGTCATGCGGTTGGTGCTGCTGTATCAACTCGATTCCAAAGTGAATATCGCATTGGTGATACCTTCTGGATGTATACCAGCAGCTCAGCAACAACTGGTCAGGTCATTAACATTATTAACGAAAACCGCATGCTGGTCAGCAGCACCATGGCCGTGTGTTCGACCGCCAGCCTGCATGGAACCTATTATTCAGGTCGTGCTGCCAGCTTCTGTTCGGACATCTGGAGTGCCTATCAGTTAGGCATCAATGCTCGTAAATTAACTGGTCTGTATACCATCAGTGATTATTCTGCTAGTACAACCAGTGCCACCATACCTGCTCATGGTGCAATTCGTATTACTGGTTCTAATGATGCTAAATTATTAACCGATTTAGTTACTAATGAATATGTTGACATCAACAACAACCGTATTTTCATCACCAAGATCAGCAGCAACACTGTGGCCTTTGGTGTGTGTCTGGATGGTGCAGTCAGCACCAGTGGTACAGTATCCTATCCAGCATTCAAGGTAGATAACTTCATTAACGAAACATCAAGCAACACCCTGATATTCCCTGTGGCCAACTACAGTGCAGTTAGCTCTGTGCTAAACAACATCTATACGGTCTACAAGTCCAAGGCAGCAACTGGCGTAACTCTCAGTGGTACAACCTGCGTGGTGACCATTGACAGCGCAGTTGGCAACAACGGAGCCGAAGTAGCCAGCTCAGATCCAGCAGCATATTTTGTTGCTCATGATGGTTATAGCAATGCCGGTTACAGCACCAGCTATACAGTTACTGCAGTAAACATTGCAGGCAACAACGTGACCCTGACCATAAACGGAACCTGGGCCAATACCAGTATCCGTGTAATCTATCCGGTTACACGCAGCTCCGTAAATGCCGGTGTACTGGGCTATCAGAAATTTAAATCTCTGGTATTCAATGCCACCACTGACTTTTTAACTTCCAGTGCAGCCAATGTCACCAGATTGCCTCTGGGTCAGAGCGACGTCTACAAGGTAGTCAAGGTGCTCATGGCGGCCACCAGCAACTATGTAGCAGCCTGGAGCAACACCATACAGCAGACTGCTCTGGATGTAACCAATCGCTATGCTCTGGACAATGGTCAGCGCGACAACTATTATGACATAGGCGCACTGGTGCTTAAACCTGGTTATCCAACACCAACCGGCAGCATACGAGCCATCTATGATTATTTCTATCACACCAGCAACAGTGTTAGCTATGCCGGCGACTTTTTTGTACGCAGCAGCTACAGCATACCTTACGAAAATATACCAATCTACAATGGCGTAAATCTTGGCGACGTACTGGATTATCGTTGCAAGGTAAACAGCAGTACCGGACTGGTAGCCAATGCTGCACCACCAAGATATCTGTCAAACTTTACGGCCAACATCAGTTACTATCTGGGTCGCAAAGAAATGATATTCCTGGATCGTACTGGTACATTCTACCACACACCAGGTGTAGCTGATGTAAATCCTCAGCTGCCCAAGATTGCCGATCAGAACAATGCCGTAAACCTGTTTAATCTGACTCTGACTCCATATACCCTGACCGCGGGTTTCCCGCATGTAGGCATACAGCGAGTAGACAATCGACGCTACACCATGCGAGACATAGGTCGCATCGAAACTCGTGTGACCAATCTGGAAGAAGCAACGGCTCTGAGTCTATTAGAAGTTCGAGCAAGCAGCCTGCAGATTCGAGACAATCTGGATCCAACCCTGGAAAGATATAAAACTGGTTTCTTTGTGGACAACTTCAAAGATGCCAGCAATGCCGAAACCGGTGGTGATGCCAGATTCAGTCTGGACACACTGGCTCAGACTCTGCAGAGCAATGTCAATTATTATAGCTTCCCACTGGTTGAAAAAACCAATTATACAACTGCTCAGTATACCAGCTCAGAATTAATTGGCGTTAATAGTGCCAGAGCTGCTGACAACTATGCAGTTACAGGTAAATTATTAACCCTGGCCTATACCACCAGCACCATGCTTCAACAAAGACTGGCAACCACCAGCCTGCAGGTAGCGGCTTTCCTAACAGTTAGCTTCCTGGGCAGCATGAAGGTTACACCAGATACTGACATCTATGAAAATATTCGCACAGTTAACCAGATTGTATCTGCCAGTTCTAATTTAACTGCAGCTGGTCTGGCCGCGGCCGTTGCTGCCTACAGAGCAACTGGTAACTGGAGACCATATAATGTTGGTACAGAAACCATCAATGTCTACATAGACAGCAGCAGAACTTCGCAGCTCATACCTTGGTGCCGAGCCAACACCCTGTTGCAGAAAGCAACTGGCATGAGACCCAACACCAAGCACTATCCATTCTTTGACGACCTGCCAGTTGAAGGCTATTGCACTGGTGCAGTTAAATTAACCTTTGATGCCATACCCATACTGGATACCGACACTGCTCGAGCAGCAGCACCAGATGAATGGCCTCGTTGGCGCAGTCACCATCGCTGGGAAGACGTAGAAGAAGTAACACGAGCCTATCAGCTACTGCGTCGCATTGGTCGAGGCAATGTCTGGGTCTGGGTCTACGAATACGGTTGGTTCCATAAACTCTGGAGACCCAAAGATCGTGATGATTACCTGCCAAGCGTAGCCAACAAGGATTCATTTAAACCAGCATTTACCAATGGTCCAGTTGTTTACTATTACGAAAACAACGTGGTAGTTGGTTCTGGAGTCATAGCTCATCAGGATATAGATCAGAAGACCTGTTACCTGGTGAACGCTCGTGGTAAGTTAAGCGACAAGTACATACGCAGTCAGGCCTCAGTGACCTATACGGGTAACTTCTATATCAGCATTGACAAGTCAGAAGTTCGCAAAGTATATCCAACCGTAACCGCAGCCAATCTGACCTCAGATGCTTCTGGTTACATTTATTCTGATGCCAAGGGTGTGGCTATCTATACCTTTGACCTACCAGACACTGACACGGTTAAGTTTGTCACTGGCGTTAAACCAGTTGTATTAACCGATGATGCCAATAACAATCCGGATCTCTGGAGCAGCCGAGCCGAAGCAACCTATACCTGTCAGGGCTTCAACGTAACCATTACCAATAACTATGCCAGCACCGAAAGTTATGTGGCTCGTCCATATGATCCAATTGCACAAAGTTTCATGATACCAACTCAGTATGACAGCGGTGCATTCATCAGTGACATAGACATCTTCTTCCAGGCCAAACCAGTTGCTGAACAGGCTCCTGTGGCTCTGGAAATACGAACCTGTGATAATACAGGTCGTCCAAGTGGTACTGAAATGGTTCCAGGCAGTCTGGTCATCAAGTATCCACAGGATGTAGTCATTGATGCCAACTATGGTCAGATACCCACCAACTTTAAATTTAATTCACCCATATACCTGATGCCAGGTAAAAACTATGCGTTCATACTGCGTTCAGACACCAAAGCCTACAGAGTCTGGATTGCCACACTGGGCGCAGCAGATGTCTACAACACCAACAGCAGCTACAGCACTCAGGCAGTATTTGGTAGTTTATTTAAATCACAGGATGGTACTTTATGGACTGAAGATCAGCTCAGCGACATTAAATTCAACATTAACCGTTGTGTGTTTAATACTGCAGATGCTGGCGCAACCGTAAAAGTAATCAACCACAAACTGGAGACTACTCAGTTACCAGCCAATCCGTTTACCTTTGTGCATGGCAGCAACCGCATACGCGTGGGTCAGAAAAATCACGGATTTAGTTCTGGTGACAGTGTAAGATTCTACAGCAGTTATTGGAATGCTCAGCAAAATCTAGCCTCAGGTAACCGAAGCATCAATGGCATCAATGTTGGTGAAATATTTGGTAAATTTGCGTCGGCAACAGCCACAACCTATCAGGCCGCTGATACAGATCCTAAACTGTTGATCTCAGATGTTACCCTGGATACCTATACAGTCACAGTAAGCAGCGTGGCTAACCTGGGTACAGCTGCAACAACTGGTGTTACTGCTCTGGCCGATGGTGGCGATGATGTATTTGCTGATCAGAGTGTGCTGTATCATATTGTCAAACCCAATGCTCAGATACTGACCTTCCAGCCAACCACTCTAAGCTTTACAGGTCAGATGCTCAAGGGCTTTACCTATGACACTGATGCCAATGCACCACCTACACCTTACAACTGGTTTACCAAACAGTTAAACTGGAACACCAACAATGTTCTGGATACCAGCTGTGTGATCCTATCCGACACCATACAGTATGATCGTACGGCTACCACCAGTGTTACTGCTGGAGGCGCTGTTGGCACCTGGAAAAATAGCTTCATAGGAACCATCAAACTGGCTTCCACAGACAATGCAGTCAGCCCGGCCATAGATCTAAGTACATTATATCTGGACACAGTACAGCATAGAATTGATAACCCAAACTATGTCAACAGATTGGGTACAAGCCTACCGCTCTGGGGCACTGCTCAGGCAGCAACCACCAGTACCATCTACATAACTGACCTGATTGCCAACAGTTCACAGACCATTAGCTTTGATGGATCAAATTCATCTGCAGGATTCATTAATACGGCAACACCGGGTCTGTTCAGCAATGTCATACCGGGTCGTTATATATTTGTATCTGGTAGCAGCATTGCTGCCAATAACTTTACCAGCACTGCGTTATTGGTCACGGGTGTGGATACTCTGGGTCAGACACTGACAGTCAGTGGCGCACTAACCACCACCAACATAGCCAATGGCATAACCATACGTCAGTACAATGACTTTACCGAAGAGTTTACCGTGGCCAGTGCAGCAACTGATAGTAAATACATCAGCAACATCATTAACCTAAAAAATCCAGCCACGCAGTTTAAACTGCAGGTTGAATGCTGTGTGCCAAGTGCAGCTGATTTTGATGTATACTACAAGACCGGTGCAGCAGGTGCGGACTTCAACACCATTAGCTGGACCAGATTCATAGCTCCTAATCAGCCCAATGCGCTGAGCAGCTATGCCACACTGGCCAAGTCCGATCAGCGCGGTGTATTTACCAATGTGGATTTCAACATCAGTGGTGTCAACAATGTTGGAACACCAGTAGATCTATCACCATTTACTGCCTTCCAGGTCAAACTGGTCATGCGTTCCAGCAATGCGGCTCGCATACCTCAGTTCCGTAACCTCAGAGTCATAGCACATGCATAAGTTAATTCCAGTGCAGGATCACGAAAACCTAGCTCGTGATTCTGCCACCGGAGCCATCATAGATGTGGACACTGTGGCCTATGAAAGTTATCTGCAGCAAAAACAACATCGCCATGGTCAACAGGCTCGAATATCACAGTTAGAGGATCGTATAAATAACATTGATTCTGATTTATCAGACATCAAATCCCTGCTGACCCGATTATTGGAAAAATAACATGGCCATACAACAAAATCTCGTTCTGGAACAAGGCACAGACTTCCAGGCAGTCATCAAGCTCTATGCTGACAACACCACAGTTTTAAATCTCAATGGTTATACAGCCACCAGCCAGATGCGTCGTAGCTATGACAGTGTTACTGCCACGGCCACCCTGGCAGTGGCCATACCCATTCCAGGCAACGGTGAATTATATCTGACCCTGGCCGCGGCCAGCTCCACCAGCATTCGCTATGGCAGATATCTGTATGATGTCGTTCTCACTCAAACCAGCACAGGGACTCTAAGCCGAGCAGTCGAAGGCATAATCACAGTAACTCCACGCGTTACCAGGTAGGTTTCCGTGACCATACGTAAGATCACCGGCATTACCAGCAAGACCGCGGTAAGTGCAACGGTCACTCAGACAGGTATCTACAAGTCTGTTCGCACCAATCAGCCTCTGGTTGCGTCTGCACAGAATCTCAGCCACATACTAATCAACAAGGTCACCAATGCAGTCCTGCAGAAAGCTCTGAGACTGACCATTGACCCCGAAGGTCAGGGATTCCGATCTATTCGTGAATACCTGGGCTTTACGGATCGCATATTATTTACGCATGGTCGTCCTCTAAAAGATAACATTGCTGCTGGCGACAACATCTATATTAATTATTTGATTGGTCGTAATCC